ACATTTTTTAAAGTTTTTGGTACAGGAATTTTTTCTTTTTCCGAGAGAGCCTTGAGGTTTTTAAGGATATCTCCTAAGTTTGCCGCACGCTTGTAGAATTCTGTCTCAAGAAGAGGATTTGATTCAATAATGTTTAAGACAGCCTGTCTGGCTTCGTTTAGCGGCATCTGACGAACTAGCCGAAGAAGTTTTTGTTTTTCTGTGTCCGAAACACCGAGCTGCTCTAGCTGGTCTCTTAGTACTTGAAGTATAGGAGCATTTTCTTCGTCTTTCGCCCATGCAATGTCTGCTTCCGAAAGTTTAAATTTCGGTTCATAAGGTTGTCCCCAACCTGGGAACTCTCCGGCAGGTAGTTTTTCCTGATTCCGGCCAATTTCTTCTAATAGCAGAAGAGTTTTAATAGAAAGTCTTTTGTCTTCGTCAGACATCCCTGTAAAATCAAGCTCAGAAATATCTGCTGGTATAGGGAGGGCTCGAGTCGGGGCAGAAGTTTCTTCTTCTACTTCTTCTTCAGTCTCAGTTTCAGTTTCAGTAGTCTCGGTTACTACAGGTTTTTTACCAATAATGTCAATTTGTGCAGTTGGGCGTACATCAATAACAGAGATATTTCCATCAGAGTCTTGAAGAGATAGTCTTACCCAAGGAGTTTTCTGTCCGGAGATAGAGATAGGAGAAGAGTTGATAACTGTTGCAGATTTTTTCTTGTCTGTTCCGGGGACATAAATTCTATCTCCAATTTTTACCTCTGATGCACTAGCGCTATATGATTCCTCAGTGGCTGTTGTTGTAGTAGTCGTCCTCTTAAGCGGAATAAAGTCTCCAATAATGCTGGTAAGATTTCGCATCAAGGAGTCATTAATGTCTCTTTGGGCGGCAACAATTGCAGTTCTGTATTCTCTACTGTTTACAAAATCTTCTCCGAAGTACTTAACTCTAGAGGGGTCCATCATCACTGCAGTAGCAAAATCAGAAAAAATTTCTTTCACTTTTTTACGAGCTTCGGCTCTAGTGATGTTGGGGTCTTCGTCAATCAATTTGCGAAGAATAGTCTCAAGGTTTTGCAACGAGTCCACTAGAGCCATATCAATAGTGCTGTCTCGAACATTTGCAATGGCCTCGACCCGGTCTTCTTCCGAAAGGGTGCCGGCCTCAATCTGCTGCTTAAGCCACTTCCAGTAGGCCTTGTTGCCCTCCGGGTCCTCTAGTTTGAAGACAGGTTTTTCAGAAATTTGAGCAGAAAATGCGTCAATTTGACGATTAAACTCATCATCGTAAAGTTTGTTAGAGTCGGCTATAGATTTCTTTTCTACATTTTTAAATACTGCCTTATCGACAACATCTCCAAAAATTTTTTTAAATGTGTCCCTCATAGATGCAATGGAGTTATACACATCCGTATTCTTAAAAGCCTCTAAAGCTTGTCCCTTAGTGGCGTCGGGATTTTCTTTAAAATATTTAGTAAGAAATCTTTTTACGTCCCCTTCTAGATCCTTGTGAGTCGCCTCGCTTGCTGCAGTAAACAGTGCATTGACGGCTTCTTTAAGATCCGCCTGGGTGATTTTTCCTTCTTTAATTTTCTCTGCAACCCACTCCCAGTACTCATGGGTTCCGACCTCCGGTTTTGAGGTAGTGGGTGTAGACAGCTTTTTATTGAGGGCCTCAATGAGTTTTGCACGATCTGCGTCCGATCTAGAAAGAACAGACGTTGTGTACTCGCTATCATCTTCAGCAAGCGAGGTGTCGTGGGCAGGGACGGCATCCTTGGCATCAAACATAAGCCAATCAAATGCTGCCTCATTCTTATCTAGGTTGCCCTTGAAATGGATTACCCCGTCGCTAGTAATCTCAAAAGAAACACCGTTCTCAAGATCTCCCCTTGTGCCAGGTTTTCCACTAAAGTTTTCTGTCTCATCAGAGACATCTCCAGAGCTTTGCCTTTCTTCATAAAGTCTTTTTAGATTTTCTGCAATAAATTTTACAGCATCTTCGACTGTACCTTTTTTAATATCAAAACTAAGTGAGTGGGAGGCCCGCTTTAGGTCTCTAAAATAGTTCGGGTTCTTTGGGTCTTTTCCCTTACCGTGGTACTGCAATACGACACTGCCAGCGCCACTTTGTCTAAAAAGCGCTGCTGCTTGCTTTAAAAGATCTACATTGTTCCAGTAGTCTTTCCCAAAGACAACCATGACCCCGTCGTCATAAACATCGTAATCAATCCCTTCAGCAATTTTAATTTTTTCATCTTTTACAACAACGTCTGTTGTACTTTCGGTTTTTGATAAATCTTTATAGTACTCTTCAACCTTAAATCCGGCTCTTTCCATTTCGGCTTCAAGTCTGTCCATCTCTAGCTCAATTGCAATGTTTTGGTTTAGCAGAGCAACTTTATCCCGCGAGTTGTCAGGAAGAGGCAGAAGTGTCTCAGTATTTTTAATATAACGAGCAGACATTTGGTTGTATCTGTCAATTGCAGGTTTTTTTGATTCAAAAACTTCTTGTCGGGACACTTTATTTTTTATAGGGGTGTATCTCGTGTTCCCTTCTTTTAGCTCCATTTTTTTCTTAACAACGGAGCCCCTGGGGATCTTAATAACACTTGTCTTGCCGTCTGCGTCTTTAACCACAACGTAGAAGTTTTTGCCATCGGGCTCTAGTGATGCTGAGACAAAAGTGTATTCTTGTCCAGTAGCAATATCAAAAAGCACATTACCGGCATCAAGCTCATCAATGCCGGTTCTTTTTGTGGGGCCTAAATCTTCTTGTGCTGGTGCTGCAACTTCATCTGCTGGTTTAGGGGGAACTACTCGGTAAGAGACTTCTTGATCTAAATCCATAGCGAGGTTTGTTTCGTTAACTTCGTCTCTTAAGGTAAGTCTGTAGAATCCAGGCGAGCCTTTAATCTCTACAGGATTCTTGAGTACTGAATACATCTGACCGTCATCAAAAACAATGACGTCACCTTTTTGGAGATTTTTAACTTCATATAGGCCGGATCTGGGAGCTTCTGGCTCTTCAGGCGCAATTCCGTCTTCGGTTGGCTCGTCTTTCTTCTTTCGAGCAGCCATTTTATCAATAGTGGCCTCTTGCTCGGTCTGCTTCCAAACAAAAACAGGTCGATCAATGTTTTTAGTGGGGACCTGCGAAATTCTCTTGTTTTGCCAGCGGACCCAAATCCCATTCTCGTCGTTAGAAACAACAAGTCCGTAGACATCGTCTCCCTCATCAAAAACAAGGTCTCCGGGCGTAAGCTCAGAATATGTTGTTTGAGTTTTTTCTCTTTTTGCTGCCATTCTGTCTAAGTTAGGCAGTGGTTCAAGTTTTCTATTAGAGTTGTCTACGTCCTCTTGACTGGCATCGTCTCTAGTGACTCCATTAATGTCAATAATAAGGCCAGGATCTGATGGAAGAGCCTGAGTCTCTGCACCAATTCTCTGTAGATACTCTTCAGAGAGTTTTGCCTTAACGCCGAGATCAACTTTTTCCATTGGGAGGTGGTAAACTCCGTCAGGAATGTTTGCACTTCCGGTAATTAAAAACTTTCCATAAGTTGGTCCGTCATTAGATGGTCCAATGTAGGTAAAAATCTCACTGCTAACTTTTCCTTGAGAGTTTCTAACTTTGGAGAGACCGAGTCCGCCCATCTCGGCAAACTGCCCTGCGTTTTCGCCAGTTTGAACTCTTCGCTGAAACTCTGCCCACCAACCCCAAGGCTTGCCACTTTTGGTAAGAGACTTAATTACTCTACCAATAAGGCTCGCAACAATTGGAGCCAGATCTTCTGGCTCTTGATTATAGGTGCTTTCGTGGAGGCTAGTCATTCTCTAATTCAATAGCCTTTTTTTCTTTTTGACGCTGTTTCCACTCGATATACCAACGAGCGTCGTCTCCGGTTAAATCGTCAACTCCCTTCGAGATATCAATCCCAATTCTTTCACGTAAGGCTAGGCGCGCTACATCTACGCGAGCATCCACCCACAGCTCTTCAAGTTGGTCGTCGGTGAGGTCAGAGACCTTGACCTCGGCGTCGCCAGCTCCGGTAAGGTGTAGGGAGATAGTTTGGTTTTCGTAATCCACTAAACTTCCTTCTCTGTGTCGTTCTCATCTTCTATTGTATCGGAATTTTCTTCGAGCCACTTTTCGTAGTCCCGAGCGTCCTGGGGAGTTTGCTCTTTAATTGGCTTGTACGGGTCAAAGCCTTTGCGCCTACGAAATTCGTAGCGTGCTTGCATAATTCCTAAAGATGCAAAGTGAAAAAGACGGCTAAGAGGCATGACAGAAAAGTCATGCTCAACTTCCTCGATTCCGGCATCACCGTTAATGATAATTTTCATAGCAGCGGCTACTTCTTCTCGGCCTCTACTACAGCTTCCTTAATATCTTCTGGAGAGTCTGTATTTGGCTCAAAGTACCCAATCCAATACTCTTCATCTTTGAGGGGGTCGTAGTTGTCCATGTTGTACTGTTCGGCCACGTAGTCTCCTAAAACTAAATCTTACCCAAGTATACCAAAGAATTAAAGATCTCTTTGTATTTTTTCATCTACCAGTTCTTTTAGTTCGTTATAAGACATTCCAAGTCTTTCTGCCCAGAATCTAATTATTTGCTCCCTGGCGCTCGGGGACGTGATGGATGCCAGCGTGGCAACAATAGACATCAAGGATTCGTATGTCTGGCCAGATAAGCTCCACTCAAAGAACCCCTCCATAAGCAAGCCACTCTCAAGATCTAGCCTATTCTTGATTGCCGCTAAGAGAGCCTCTTTCCCACCCTCTTTGTAGATATCGGCTGGATCATTTGAGTCTTTAGTGGCCTCTCCGTCCGAAACAGAGACTGGCCTATTTACCATGCTGTGGAGGATCGGGTAGTCATATCCGATCTTCAGGGCTCTTCTTGCTGCCTTACGTCCGGCTGCGTCAGGGTCTAGGAAGAAAACCATTTCTCTAAATGGCTTGTCTCCTGGTTTAGTGAGGCCCATAAACATGTTAATATGTGCCTTGGTAAACTCAGATCCCATGATTGCAACAGCATTGTCAATGCCGGCTGCCTGCATAGCAATGACGTCCATTTGACCTTCAACAAAGAATATCTGATTTCTCTTTTGAATACCTTCGCGGGCAACATCAAGACCAAACACAGACTCACTCTTCTTAAAGATTGGAGATGCTTTGGTATAAACGTATCTAGCATCGTCTTCGGGGTTTACTGTTCGAGCCGTAAACGCTAGGATGTTTCCGTCAGCATCTTTAAGAGGGATGACAATTTTGTCGTCTCCAGTGCTTCCGACAATTAGGACATCGTAAATAGTCCCCGTTCCCTCTTTAATGTTGACTAAGCCAGAAAGGACCATGTCTTCTTTACTGAATCCAAGATCAGTAAGGTGGTTAAACAGAGCTTTCCAACCTCCGCCCTTGTTGTATCCGGCAGCCCGCCCTAATTGGAACTTCTTAGCATCGTTGATGTTAAAGCCCCGGCTTACTAGGTACTTAATAGCAGGAGAGTACTTAGATGCAGACGTTAGGTTGTTTTCGTAGAACTCTGCCGCAGCTTTGTTAAGTGCATAGAGTCGCTTAGTTACCTCTTCATTGTCTTCTCCAGGTACTTTAGCCGCCATCTTGTCAATTTCAGCTCCTGGGCCACCCGATGCGGCAATGAGGTCCTTGAGGGCCTGAAGAGCTTCAACTCTTCTTCTAGGTGCGTCATCTCCACCAAGGCTAAGTCTCCACGTGCCAGACTTTCCATGCCAGAAGAACTTAAATGGGCGACCATTATTGTCAACGGTCACTGACTTGATCTCATCTTTGTACCTCTTGGTGTCACCGAGAAGGATAATCTGATCCCCCTCAATTCGGTAGTTTACTCCGCTACCTAGTCCATTAAATTCACCAGATGCTCCAGTAATGATTCCAGTCTCAGCACCGATTGCTTCTGTGGGAGTGTAGTCAGTATCGGCGTCAGCCTCAACAAGACCCTTATCCATTGACAACCAGTACCCGCCAAGAATGTGCTCTACTGCTTGTCCGGCAAGAGTTGCGGCTTCCATAACCATAGCTGGGTCATCTTTAAGTGACTCAAGCCAGCCCCCAACGTAAGAGACAGAGTTATCATATGTGACATCAATATTGAAAATTTGAGCAAGCATTGCAGCGCCAATCTCAGCGATAAGCTCTTCTCTTGCCCTACTTTCAATGTGTGCACCGTAGTTTTCTAGAACATCTTTACGATTTAGTCTAGCCGGGTCTGCGGTACTGTGGGTTAGCTCGTGAGTAAGAGTTGCAAAATATTCTTCAGCACTAGAGAATTGGTTTCTAAGTGGCAAGAATATAGTGTCTAGCTGAGGAGCCCAATATGCCTGGTCTTGCGGACGATTGAAGATCGGGGGTTTATTTGTATAACTATCAAGAATAATAGTCTCAGCATCTAGAGTCTCGATCGGCTCACGAGTTGCCGCTGGAGGTAGAGTAATTCCCTTGATATCGTCTTCGTTATAGACAGTGTAGTACCCGACTCGGGGGAACTTCTTCTCTACTTCGCGTACCTGATCAATTACCTTGTTGGAATCATTGGGATCTGGTACCTGGGTAACTTCTTTCTCTGTCTTTTTTACAGTACTGACATAAGAAATAGTTGTAGGGATAGCAGTGTCCTCAACGTAGCCACCCATTTTTTTAATCGCATTTGCGGTATACCATCTAGTTCCCTTGTAGCCCCGCATCTCGCTAACAAGATTGAGCCAAAGAAGGTTAAAGCGTCGGTAGACCTTACCCGACGACCCGGAAGTTGGAAGTGTTCCATCTACAGACCAAGGCTTTTGCCAAGGAAGCTTTCCAGATTCTTGAATAGCCTTAATCATTTGATTGCCCATTTCTTCGGCAAACTTTTGATTACCAGAACGAACTTCCGAAGCGCCAGCTTCGTCTAGAGGCTCTAGATCGGAGCCTGGACCGCTTTCTGTAGGAATTTCGTTGTCATCGCTCTTAGGAGCCATTCTGTCAATCTCGGGTGCCTGCGCTTGAGGCGCAACGTCGCCGCCCTCATCAGCAAAACGGTGACTCTCGAGCTCTTTGAGGTCTCCAGTGACAACCCACTCTAAGGATCCAGGATCGAGGGCATCTTCGGCTCGAGTGATTGCTACATAGCCATTATTAAGCTCATCTTCAGAGAATGCTCGGTTTCTTGACTCTGCTCCTTCGCGAGGATCGTAGAAGTCGTTCCAGAGTTTAACGCGCTGGCCCTCAAGACCTTTAGCGTTGTGCGCTGTCATAAACCTAATTACAATGTCATCACCATTTAGGGAGAAGACAAGATCTGTTAGCTGCATTTCAAAATTTGCTGCTACGTTTTTTACAAATCGAGGTGCTGTCTTTCCTGGCTGATACTCGTAGTCTTCTTTCACATACCCAAGTCTTTCGAGGACTTGTCTATTGTCAAAGATCCCATCTCCATATTTTCTGTTAAAGGTGCTGTTTACAAGATAAACTTTATCTTTTTCGCGCCTAAACGAAATGTTTCCTCCAATAGAACCTTCGGACCCAATAGTAGCAGGCATCCGGAAAGTCTCTCGCTTAAGGCTTAGTTTCTCCACCATATCAATAATTTCTTCAATGGCTTCTGATTCTTTTTTGAGCCTCGAGGTGCTCTTTACTTGATAAATAAGGTTTTTATAGACCTTAAGCTCTCTATCTTCCGCAGCCGCAGCCATGAACATATCCCAAGTTAAAAAGTTAGCTAGTTCTGCTGGAATAGTCTTTGGCCTGTACTGAGGGTTGGCTCCATATCTGAGCCACTTTAGTGTCCTCATGTTTTCTAGAATACGCTTTTTAAAGTTAATAGTTGTCCCAAAAATTACAGAGTTTCCCTGGAGGATACGGAAGTAGTACAGAGCCTCAACAATTCCAGAGTTTGTCCTAGCCAACAAAAGATCTGGGTCATCCATTGAACCGGCTTTAAGTATCTCTGTTGTTTTGTATGGGTTTCCAGTAAGGTCTTTTTTATTGCCCAAGTGCTTTAGAATTTTGTCTGCAACTTTGGCAAGTTCTGGTCCAAATCTCCAACTCTGAGTTAGTGGCAACATGTAGTCAGTCTTAATGACCTCAAAAGCATTAATAGTTCCACGGAAACGATACATCGACTGGTTTCGGTCACCAATGATTAGGAACACTATGTCTACTTTGTGCAAATCTTGTTGGTCGGCAAGAATTCCACCAAGGACTTCATTGATGTCCTGAGCCTCATCTAGGATGACTAGATCGGGAGCTCCGCTTTTAAGCCCGTGAGGACTCTTATTGTCAGATCCGATTTCTTTCAAATTGGGTCGAGTTAGGCCCCAATTTTTTGTCATCATATCAAAATCAATCTGAATCTGAGGGCCTTCTCTGTCTAATGGATCCGTAACATCTTTCCACATTCTTCCTGCCATATCAATGTAGAAGAAATATTCTTCATAAGACTCTGGAGCGTAGTCTCCCATTTCTTCGATCATATCAATATGCCGAATATTAGGCGAGGCATCAGACGAAAGGACCCAGTTCTTAAAAGTAGCGACTATGATCCGCTCTGCGGTCAGTCTAGGAGCATTCTTGGGGAACCCGCTGGCAGTATCTAGTCTTTGAGGAAGTTTGTCGATCCTAGGCGCGTTAGGATTTTTAAACTGATATGCAGCATACATTTCTCGAGTAAGCTGTTCCATATCCCGCTTGGTGGCATTTTTAAGCCATTCTGCGACATCTTCTGGGTCGTCAGTCCCGATAATTCTTCCAACGGCGGCAAGTCTATTTTCTTTAGACATTGCAACTTGATAGTCTTTGTCGGACATGTCAAGATCATAACTATTGCTCTCAAAGAACCCAAAGAAGTCCATAAGGGCGCCTGGAATACGAAGATTTACTCGAGCATGGTAGCTGGCAGTTAGGTTTGACTGCTCGTCAAATTTTGTTGACATAGATCTATTAGCAGAAGCAGCTTTAGAAACAGAGTGAGAAGTTCTTGACTCAACAAACTTTGGCATTCGACGCTCAGCATCAAGTTGAGTCTCTTTGTTAAAGACAAGGTTGAGGACTCTTGATTTAGGGTTTAGCTTTTTATATGCTGCAGATAGTACTACCGCAAGAGAAGTTTTACCTACACCGGCGTACGCTTCAGCACTGACACCTCTTTGATTTAGGATGGCGTTAATAATCTGTCGACCCTCTTCGGTCGGAGGGAACTTAAGGTCAAGCTCCTCTTCTACGCCACTAAATAGGTCTGGGAGGCTACTAATGTCAGGAACAGCGTCCTTCTTTTTTCTAGCAGCCATTTTATCAATTTCTGGCTTGCCGGCTGGGAACCCCCCTTGAGGAAGACTATCAGCAATGTCTGAGTTAGCATCGAGAAGGTCAAACTGATCAATAGCATTTTTAAGTCTAACAATTATTCCGTTTGCTGCTCTATTTGAGTAGGCTTTTGTTTTTACGGCAGACTTATAGGCTTCGGCAATCTCACTAGTGATGCCTTTTCGAGAAAGCAGCTGATCTACTAAATTGAGGATCTGTGAGTAGTGGTCTTGGTTTGCACCATCTAAGTTTGACGATTCTGCAACAACAAGATTTGCAGCTTTTTCAGGATAAACGGACTCGGCGTATCCAACAAGGACCTCGCCAACGTTTGTCCCGAATCCCAAAACTCTTGCTACCTGATCGGATGAGCCCTTAGTGACATTCATTCCGTAGTCAATTAGAATGCCGTTTTTAGAGATGTATCTATTTGTTACAGGGCTCAGTTGTTGCGCAGGAGTCTGCTCTAGGTTAAACTTCTGCTCTCTTTCCCCACCAACAGCGAGATAGTTTACAAGAAGGTTCCCTCCAGGAATAAGCCCAACAACCTGGCCCACTCGACCATCGCTGATATTAAATGCATATGTCCCACCGGGAAGACCCTTAATCGTTGCAGGAACAGGGGTTACAATTGCATCCCTATTCTCACTTGAAATTGTGAGGTTTTCGGTCATAGACTTGAAATCAGAAATCATTTGATTTTCAATGTCTTCGGCTGTGAGCCCCTGCAGTGCCAAAATACGCTTGTATCGGCTAATCCAGTACGCTACAGCCTTTTCTTCATACTCAGCAACCGCAGAGTCGTACTTCTCTTGGTCCCAGCCGTTAAGAGATTTTTCATACGAAAACTCTGCACCACCGAGTGCAAGGCCCCGCTGAGCGCGGTCAAACATTGCATTAAGAACGTCAACGGTAGATGCAACGTCAGCGTCTGCTTCGTGGCGACCGTTGTTAGAAAGTCCGAAGTAGGTAACTAGAGCTTCAAGAGTGTGAGCCGGCACCTGAACTCCGTAGAGTCTTCTCTTTAGGTTCTCGTCGTATCTGCTGCCAATTTTGTATGGTGCATCGGGGTTTTCGGGGGACCACTTAGGCATCATGTGTCGAGCAAGTCCAAGAGTGTCAAGATATCCAGAAGGGTTGAGCCCCTCTAGACCGGCTTGTCTCATTGTACGATCAAGAACCTCTTTATCAAAGACATAGAAGTTGTGCCCACCAATAATAGACCCTTGGGGTATAAAGTCCATAACTTGCTGCATAACTTCTTTTTTCGTGGGGAACTGAGACAAGAATTCGGGAGTAACTTTTCCGCCCTTGCCGTCACCTACGCCGCTAAGGGTGTAGGCACTAAGCTTTGATTCAGGATTGATATATGTCGAAAATACATCCACAACTTGTAAGTTTTTAACCTTAGAAATAGCAATCTGGACGGGGTCGTTTTTGATTTCTGGATCGTCAAGATCTACAAGTCCGGTAGTTTCAAAGTCAATGATGTAGAACTCTGAGTTCTTCAACAGCGAGACAACATCGTCCCAAGAAGTTGCTCCTTTGAGAAGATCAAACGCAGGCCCAGCAAAGGTTGGTGGGTCAACGTAAGGACTTCTTGGCTTATCGACCTGAGTTGGAATGGTGACCATCTTGTCAATCTCTGAAGCAAGTTCTTGGTCTTCTGGGGTTCCAGCAAAAACGCCAGCCTTATACAGACCAACAAGGTCTAGAACAGCAGACTTTGCTCTAGTTAAGGCATCCCTGTCTGATGCTTTTTTACTTCGGGGGCTGCCGTAGATTCCTGGGGCATCGGTCCTAATTGTAAGAAGTCCCTCAGCAATTTGCTCGAGTCTGTCGTTCAACTCTCGAGGAGTTAAAAGAGGATTACGTCGGCCAAGATGCATGGTGTAGTGGATGACGTTTAGGTCCCCGTTTGCAGCTTGTAGAATTTTGCGTGCACCGGTACTAAGTTTGTCGGGGGTTAGGCTGTACAGATCTGCAAAAACGCCAAACACGCTGCGAATGCCACGGCGGAGTCGCGCTAGGTCTGCTCGAAGAGCCTGCCCGGCCAAGAACTCGTCGTTTACAACAAATGAGTCCTCATCTGGAGTAGAGACAATAGTGTTGACAACATTAATTGGAGTTCCGGCTTCGAGAGCTTTATTAATTTCAGCTTCCGTTGAGCCAAGCCACTTACCAGGAAACTTTGGCGTGTATCCTTCAGGAATCTCGACAAGGCGCTTACCTTCTGCACCATTACGAAGTCCTGCTATCTCGTATCCCTTTTTAATTGACTGCTCTAGGATATGCTTGTCGTGAGCATTTTCAATTTCTTTATACTTATTTAAATATTTAGTAGAGACTTCTTCTCGAGTCATGTCCGGGATGGCTTTTACCATTTCTTCCCACTCAGACGCATCGCTAATAAAGTTTCTAAAGCGCATGCGCTCAAGAGCGCGAAGCATTCTCGGGGTTGGGGTTGTTTTTCCGCCTTCAGGCAGGTTAGATTTTAAAACACCAACTGCACTGTACTTCTTACGATTAGGCAGCGCTTGAAGAGTATCAATTATTTCTTTAATAATTTTTCTTGGCTGGTTCGGGATTATCCTTGTGAGACGGTCAATTTCGTCAGCAGAGATGTCTTTGTTTTCAAATAAGAACTCGACCATTGCAAGCATGGCATCACTAGGGATAAAGCCCTCTTGAGTCATATTAGTGAATAGGTAGTTTGGCTTTAAGTTGGTTGGAACAATCGTGTTGTTGTTTGTTGAAGAACTGTCGTCTCCAATTGCTTTTTGGAGCTCAGTAATTGCGTTTGAGGCCTCTCTGGCCCAGTATCCTAAGTAACTTGCTCTAATTGAATTGAGTCTATCTTCAGGAATGGCATTGCCGACGCGCTTAAGAAGTCTTTCAATAAGAGCTTTCTGGGCGGGCGTAATTCTTCCTCTTTGACCGACCTTAGATTCAGCGGGGGTCGTAGGTCCGCTAGGAGTTCCGGTGTCTGTCGAAGTGGACACCACTTCTGCAGGCTTAGATCCATTAATAATATAAAACAAACGACGAGCTTCGGCGTTGGTGTACTCGTCTCGGTTGTCTCTAATAGCGTCGTAAGCACGTCGCATTTCGGGAGTGTGGTCGGGGTTGGCAAATAAGAGCTTACGGAGAGCGGTAAATCTGCTTCCCGTAACGGGGCCGTCTGGATCTTCGCCAACCAGTCGAATGGCACTCTTGTCTTCTTCTGTCGGAGTAAGAAATTCGTGTACGTCAAAACCTGTCGCAGACCCGACGCCATCTTTAAGGAAATTAAGGGCATCAATAGTGTCTTGAAGAAGTTCAAAAGACAGGTTTCGATAGTTCCCTGCTATCTGATCTTTGGTGATCCCATCTCTACCGCCAATTTTAATTCCGTTTTCTGGAAAATTGACAACGGCAAGGAGGTCACGAATAATTTGACGTCGAGCAGCACTAAGCTTTCCGTAGCTTGTTTCGTTACCGCGAGACTCTGCCCGGTCAGGTTGCTTGTTAAAAATACCTAAAAGTTTGCGTGCTTGCTGAGTAATAAAGTTGTCGCGTAATGTTGCCATTTCGTCAAAGATGTCGACCATCTCAGGAGTAAGCTCTTTTTGGTCATACTTTTTGTGCACAGTCGAGAAAAGAGCAGCACTAATTGGGTCAGTCGCTCCCTTAATAGAGAGGTCCTTTTCGCTCATAGCAACCAGCTCTTCGCGGCCTGGCGTCAGCTCATCGCGGTTGGGAGCCATTCTGTCGAGATCGCTGTCTGGGATCTCGGTGGGGTTGAATCTAATAGCGGTTACAAGCTCTTCAACTCCGTCCCAGTTAAATGCAACACCAATAGTCTCATTGGTGGCAAAATCAGTAACCTCAAAGACGTCGTCAAGGTGTACTGCATTTCCGTCTTCTTCAACAGTAAATAGTGCGCGACCAAACCGTGCCTGATATCCGGTATAAGGATCAATGAAAACATTTGGAATATTTTCAATCCAGTTTTTGGGCTTGTCTGCTCTAGGGTCAATTACAGCAGGAGTTTCGCCTTCCTGCGTTTCTTCCTCTTCAGGCTCTTCGTCTCTTGGTGCCATTCTGTCAAGTGGGACGGGGCTTGGACCTCTGTCAACTTCGGGAAGTGGCTCGTTTTCTGCTTCTGGGTATGACGCATCTTCTTCAGTTGCAAGCTTTTGTACGGATGCCCAATCTTGAGCATAGCCAACAACCTCGGTTTGACCACGCTTCGTTGAAATAAGTTCGTAAACGGGGAAGTCAGGGCTTAGGGTGTCGGTTCCAGATGAGCTAATTACCTGAGCATTGAAAACCTCTCGAGCGTCCGAGACACGTCGAGCAAGAGCACGTCCTTCATTCTCATTCTCAAAGTAGTTTGCTCTATATCCGTCACCAGTTGCATAAGTCTTCTTAGGGGCCATCTTATCAATGCCGGGGACCTCTACAGAAGAGCGTGACTCAAACCAACTTGTCGGAAACTCTTTGCGGCGAAGAGTTGCAAGATCGACAAACTGCACATTTCTGTCAGGAGAAACATCGATTGATTTTGAAATTGCGTGTTCAGGAAGAATTGCCTTGAATGTGTGAGAAATATTGGAAGGAATAGTGTAGATACCATTTTTTAGGCCCTTAACACCAGAAACTTCAACATCAATACCTTCTGGGTCATTTTCAGGAAGGCCAGCGATCTTACCAACAATTGATAAGAGTCTTCCGTTAGGAAGTCGTCCATAGAATCGAACTCCACCGCCCATTTCAGCAAATTGGCCTTCATCGTCACGACGCTGCTTGTTTGCACGCATGGCACGGTGCCAGAAGCTGTTTTTACCAGCATAAGGATCGCCAAACGCCAAGAGTGGTGTAATTAAGAGGTCGGACGGGACCTGACCCTCTCCAAGGGATTGAAGGCGTGTCAAATGATAGGTGCGCTCGACAGAAAATGGGTTACTGGCATAGACAGCAGCAACAATTGCACGCGCTTCGTCTGAAACAATTCGTGGGTCAGCTGCAAGCCACTCAGCTTGAAGAGAGCGGACAGTGTCAAAAGAAAGGTCGGCTTGCTTCTTGGAATATGGGTTAGAGATTGGCAAAAGATCTGCGTGCTTAGCGGATCCGCTAGCTGTGATGCCCTGAGTAGCTAGAGTAATAAAACTATTGACTTCACGAAGAGTATTGAAGAACTTTACGTCACTATCGAAGTTAGAGTAGAAAGCAAGGGCACGCTCGGCAACCTGAAAAAGAGCTTCTTCATCAACCATGCGCGCTTGAGGAGCCTCGACACGGGTCGATTCAAGAATATCAATAATGGCGTGCTTAAGATTTAGCTCGTCACCAAACTCTGCATCAAATGCGTCAACTAAACTGCTCACTCTGGTTCACTTTCTGTTTGTTGCTTAGGAAGTAGATCTGCGTCTTTGCTGTCGTATAGGTTGATTGCTAATTCGGCTGCCCGGTCGAAGGGGGACTCGTTATTGGCAACTCCCCGACGCCACGCTGCTCTAAAGATGGGAATAGATTCGTAGCCAAGACCTGAATACTCGGCCAGGGCATAAAGCGCATCCTCTGGGCTCTGGTATGTTGACTCATCTTCAATCTGAATGTAGAGTTCTCTTTCGGCATAACCGGTAGCCGTCATTGCCGAAGCGGTCCTGCTACTCTTGGGGTGGCCGCTAGGGAGCAAGTCGTTGTCTTGCGTATATTTGGAGTTTGAGGGGCTACCAGACTTCACTAGCTTAAGGAACGCGTTGACTCGAGCGTGCGCCCATGAGTTGCGGTTCTGGTCTGGGCGGTGGCTAGTAGAGAATGCTCCAGCGCCACGGCGGTAGACTGCCTTAAGCATTGAGAGAGTGACCTTCTTTGAATCGGCGGTGACGCTCTTGTTGTGGGTCTCAACTTTTTCCTTAAGTGAGTCCTCAACCTTCTTGGAGAAGGTGACCTTACGTCCGCTAGAGGCGGAACCCTTTTTGTTCTTGTCAGAACCCTTGATCTGGTCTTTCTTGGGGGCTGGCTTAGAACCTGCGGTGGCAGTTACAGACGCTTCGTTGTCTGGAACGCAGTTGGGGACCATCTTTCCATTTTTCTCTTTCATTCCAACCTGCTTGTAGCCGTCCCAGCAAGGTCCGTCGGAGGCAAGCTCGATGTCTTCTGGATCGATAAGGATTGGGTCAAATCCTGTGGACTCAATTGAGGAAGTTTCTTTCTGAACGTCTTCAGTAATTGGTCCGCCAGCTGCCCAGGCGTTACAGGTGCGGCTAGCAGCGCACTTAAAATCTAGAGCGGTGCAGTAGCCGAGCTCTGCTTGGTCAATTGCGTCCCATGCGCTTGCTTCGCCGGAGCCGCCTTCGGCAATTCCGGTTTCGATGCAGTCTAGAGTCTTAGGGCGGCGGTCAAAGAAGACGCAGTTGCCACAAATACTCTTTTTGGCTTCCATGGGGTCAATGTTCCAACGGTCGCCCTTGTCCTGCCAGAACTCGTCGTTGGGCTCTGCTGGGTTGAGGGGGCCGTAGCCAACATTGTCGATTGCCTTTTGGCGGTTTTCGATGTTGAGCGCAATGTCCTGAGTTGCGGGAGGGCACTTTCCGCCATAGTCAGCATCAGCGAGAAGAGACTTAACACCTTTTGGACGTCGGATCTTGTCCATGTCGAGCATCTCGGCGGGAGCACCTGCTCCGCCAGAAAACTCTCCTGGACGATATTCGTGGTTGCCTTTAGTTTTCCCTGCGGGGGCTTTTGACGGGTCAACGGCTCCGTCGGGAAGAACTGCGAAACGGCAGTAACCCTCGGGGTGAACAGAGAACGCAACAACGGCGCACTTGTCTCCGCCTTGGTAAAGAACGCAGTTTCCGCACTTTACGCCCATCTCAGCGTATGGATTGTCTTCGGGCTCGTGATAATCTGCCCAAATACCGGTTTGATCTTCGTCAAACTTTCCATATTTGTCAGCAATCTCAACGAGAGCTCGGGCTAGGTCTTTTTCTTCAGGAACTAGACGTCCAGCGGCAACAAGAGCGTTTCTACTGGTAAAAACAGTTGGCTGAAGTTCCACAACTACGGGGTGCATGCCCTCGTGAGTTGCATTTACAGGAACTTCAGCCTCAGATTTTCCCAAGGGAGCCGAAACTGACATTGAGTCAGCCCCAATCGTGGTTCCGATCTGCCAAATCCACTTATCAACGATGTCAATGCGTCCCGCAAGGAAATCTGCGATTCCCTGAGCGCTAATAGCATTTGCAACAGCAAAAGCGTCGTTAAGCTTGGCGCAGTGGGCAACGTAGGCCATATAGAGGTTGGCCGACATCTCCATTGGGTCGCCAGAGGCGGGTCGGACCTCAATGCAGCTCAGTGCAGCGAGTTCGAGGAGGAAGTGGGGGGCGTCAAAGCCGAGCTTGCGGATATTTTCAGCAATGGGGTCCTCGGCCTCCGCTGCATCTTCATAAAGCTCCTGGAAAAAGTCGTGAAACTGAATAAATTCAGGTCCTTTGACGTTCCAGTGGTATCCGTGAGCAAGATAGTGAATTGTAACGTTGTCAGCGAGGATGCACGCAAGTAATTTTGCTAGCCCTTCCTTACTGAGCTCGTATTCTGATTCTTTGTACATGGTTATTTTCCTTATTCTGGGATTTCTGATTCATCTGTTGTTGGTTCAGCAAGTTGAATCGGCTGTTCAGTGGGTTCTCCGGCTGGAGGAGCTGCTTCTTGAGGAGCCGCTCCTGGAACTGGCTGCCCTTGAACCGCTTGAGAGAGGTCTTGAGGCATTGGTCCAACACTCTGGCTCTGCTGAGCCTCTCGAGCCGCTTGGATGATCTCTGGAGCAACCGCAGCGAGCATTGCTTCAGAAAGTTCGGGGGTAATCATGCCCTTTTCGAGCAGAATTCGCAATCCAAGCTCGGTTGGGCTAGGGGCATCAGCTTCAGAGAAACCGTGAGTCCGTCTCCACGTCTCAAATGAGACTGCCATCTTCTCAAAACCTGAATCAGCATCTGATGCGCGGTCATTTCTGGTTGCAACGGCGCTAGGGTCGTACCAAATAACGATTCGGTCGACGTCTGCTTCGGAATATCCGTTTGCAACGAGGTAAGGACGAAGGTAGACAACAGTCAGAGCATCTGCAATGAGCAACATGAGGGGTTCGATGTGTGCTTTGTAGAGTGCTTCGTCAATTTGCAGCGCATTTGAGTACTTGACGTTGGCAAGACCGGTAACAATGTCTTTAGGGACGTCGAGGCCCTGAAGAATGCGCTCAAGAACGCGATCGGAACGTGCTGCAAGGGCTGGGTCGAAGCTACGCTCGAACTTGAACTGCTTAATTCTGTCACCAAGCTCTGCAGGACCGCGAATAATAAGAGGAACAACGGCTGAGGCTGAGTCTTCGTCGCGGATAGGAGTCGTCATCGCGTCGATGAGCTGATCTTCGAACTCGTCTTGGGCCTCTTCAGGGGTTGGGTCGGCGTAGAGGCCGTCTTCATCCTCGTAAGGGTAGTTGGGGTCGGGCGTAGAAGCAACAGAAAGGCCGTCAGGCAGGTACAGTGCTCCAGCGTTGAGGCGTGAACGTGCCGTAGCGCGGAAAGTGCGGTTCAAAAGAAGAAGTTCGGCGCAAAGATCAAGCATTCCGCGGATGCTTGAGTCAGATTCGTCGGAGAAACGAGGGTGAGCGCGCCAAATACGGCCAACAAAAGCAGTTTTGGGAAGTTTAATCATTCCCTTGTTGTTTTGATTGCTCATTGCGCTGCCCTGAGTATATTCTCGACGTCCGGCGATGACGTAATTACCCTTAGAGTCCATCGTAAGTTCGTCAACAGATCGGATATCCCAGCTTTCAGGGAATCCAGTTCCAACGAGAGGAGGCATATTAACGAGATAGCACTCGCCGGTTACGGAAAGGTTGAGAGCGGCGTCACGAAGAAGCCCTGCTTGCCCGCCGTAAGCGGAGTCGAGACGCTGAAGAGCACGTTCTGCTGCGCGAGCCAGGTCTTCGTCGAATCCAGGGACCTGGCGAAGTGGCTTAGGAGCTTCCGAAGGATCCTGAATGACAGCGGCATAGAGGCGAATTCTTGAAACAACAGATGCAACGAGGTTGAAGGCATACTTGATCTCGCCAATTGCGTCGTAGTACTCCCAGGCTTCTGACTGCCAGGACGTCGACTGGACGTTACGACGTGATTTGAAGCGGTCGGCTTCGCCCTTGTCGTTAAGTTTGATTTGAGACGCGGCGGCAGTGAGAGCTCGAGGTTGGTTGTACGCTACAGCGACTGCTCTACCTTCTGGGCTGAGGAATACAGAACTAGAAGGGAGCTGAGTTGCAGCAGAGGGGGGAATACCTGCACCTCTAATTGGCTGCGGGTCGCGGCTGAAAACGCCCAAAATTAACTCCTGTCATTTATAACGGAACGTGGCTAATCAACCCGTGCGGTTATGATACTGGCGACTGCTGAGAGGGCAAGCGGAAGTGAGAATACAACCGCCGTCGTTGTATCTATTGTATACCATACCGTTAAAAGTGATCCGAACCAGATAGATTGGCAATAGATGCACGTGAATAGATAACCGGTCATGGTGTGCGGAGGCTTGATGCTCCAAATCTTTGTACGCAGGGGCTCAAAGATTGTGTCAATTACGAAGAGCCGTGCGAGGCGGTACGTCGCAAGGGCAAGAATAATGAAGTGAATTAAAGTGGGTTCGTTCATTCTGTAGGATCCTTCATTGAGTTGAGGGTTCGGTAGGGATTCCAACCTCGGAGCGTGGATCCGCAGCCGCAGTTGGTGTCCTTCTTGAACGCGATGGTCTTGTTGGTATTGGTAATAACATAGGAGTCAACTTCGGGGGCAAGGGACTTTTCAAACTGAGTGTAGGGTTCGTGGAAAACAATCTGAGGGCCGCCGGGAACGTCCTGGGCAACGGTAATATGTGTGTCGGTAACAATGATGCGAGTAGTTTGAAGGTAGTACGTGTTTTCAGGGGCAGGGGAGGACGTTAGGGCGTGTGGGTCGGGGTAGACGTCCGGGGCAGCAATAACGAAGTGGGCGGGGAAAAGGTCGTAGAGAATTCTCATGGGTGTTGGGTTAGTCCTTCCAGACGTCGGGCAATAGCTCTGTGAGTGACGTTGGCTGCTCGGGCAATGTCTGCAACGGAGACGTTATTTTCTCGGAGTTCTTTGGTGATTTGATTCATCTCCTGATTGGCTTGGTAGGCTTCGGTGGCCGAGGACATGCGGTGTCGATAGGTCTTAGCAATGGGGGCAATCTGTCGGAGTCTTTGGGCGGTGTGTGCGGGGACGCCTGGGGAAACTGGGGTCAGACGTTGATATCCACCTTCTGGAGTTCGGAGGCGTGGAATAGGGACGTCGACGTTGATAAGGTCTCTAGGATCGGGAGTGGGATAACGATCCACCCAGGATTTAATTGTCGAGCGGGTACGTGTGGGGGAAAGGGCGTTGCCAATGGAGGCTAGAGTCCAACCTGCGTGATAGAGGGAAGAGGCGCGTTTGTGGAGGTTAGGGCCGGAAAGGGTTGCGAGAAAGTCCGATTCCTTTTTGGGTAGGAATTGGAGTCGGGCGGATCTTCGGGCCATGATTATATTGTATCATACTTTCGGCATTGTTTATCTACTGTGCAGAAGAATGATACCTTAACGTATTTTGGTTTTGGCCTGCGAGACGGAAGCGTTGTATTTCGGACATATGTTCGATTGTTTCCTAACTATGCCCCCTACTTCCCTTTATCTAGGCTGTTTTTGCGCGTGGAGCGTGAGGGTGGCGCGAGGGTGGCGCGGGAGGGTGGCGCGTGGCGCGTGGCGCGAGGGTGGCGCGTGGCGCGAGGGTGGCGCGTGGCGCGTGAGGGTGGCGCGTGGCGCGTGGCGTGAGGGTGGCGCGTGAGGGTGGCGCGTGAGGGCGGCGCGTGGCGCGTGAGGGTGGCGCGTGAGGGTGGCGCGTGGCGCGTGGCGCGAGGGTGGCGCGTGGCGCGTGGCGTGAGGGTGGCGCGTGGCGCGAGGGTGGCGCGTGAGG